ACAGGCGCATGGTGCAAGCACTAGTCGGGTCGAACAATCCCATGAAGTCTAGCTGCTTGAGCTCGTCGGTGTCTGGGCCAGTGGTGTCTACGCCCGCGTTCGTCCACTTGATCTTGTTGAGGCTGAACGCCCAGCCTTCGTTGCTCTCGTCTTGGATGACGACGAACAGGTTCACGCTGGTGTCGTTCACGAACTCCGTCAGCGACTGGAAGCTGTCGAAGTAAGCGCTGATTGATCCCGTGACCATGAAGCGGCCGCGCCTCATGGACTGCGGACCCTCGTCTCCGACGTTACGCCTTGCGGCGATGTTGTTGTTGACGGTGAGCGACAAGGCCTGCACCGGATACTCGGAGCCATTGATGGTAACGGTCTGGACGTCGAGAGGGTCCAGCACTGCGTTCGTGTTGGCTGCGGTGAATCCTGACGAGTGCGCGGTCCCGCTGCGCGTGCTCTGCTGCCCGACGATGTCGAAGGTGCCTTGCAGGATCTGCCCATCCACAAGGTTGAGGGTGAACCCGCTAACCACGCACCCGCTAAACTTCTGGTGCAGGTCTACGTCCAGGCGTCCGACCTCGATCGATGCGCTTGCCTGCGTCGTCCCGTTCTTGATGCGTTGCATGCGCTTCACGGTGACCGCGTCGGACCCCGCGAAGTTCGCCGCACGCTGCACGGTGATGGTCTGCGTGCTGCTTCCCGAGAGCGAGGACACGAGGGCGAAACCGTTGTCCGCCGAGTTCGCGGCGTCGCTGATCTTGATGATGTCCCCCACCTCCAAACCTGTAAACGACGTGGCATGCGTAAACGTCTTGCCGCCAGCCACAAGGTTGCAGTCCCCGTCGCCCTCGGACTCGGTCACCTCGGCGTCATACGTGCTGCGCATGCCCAGGCGGAACAACTCGAATAACGCGCCGTCCGCGTCTGGGTAGATGTCGCAGCCAATAGTGCCCGCAACAGAACGCGCCACCTTGCTGGTGTCCTCGACGTTGGCGTCGTCCCTGATGTTGTTCGTCGGAACGCTGGTGACCGTGTCGCGCAGCGACTGACTGCTGAACCGTAGCTCCAGCATGGCAGATGATGGCGTGGTCCCGAAGGTGGATTCGCCGACTAGGGCGAGACGTACTCTGCTGCTGTTGCTCATGTCACGAAGTAGTCAACGGTGAAGGGGATGCGGACAGTGCGGGACCAATGGCCCTCCTCTCGGATAGGTGTGGAGAGGACTGCCGGGGCAGGTTGGTATCTGATGGTATGCGCAGACACGGTAGACGTCTGAGCGATGAACAGGTTTGTGACGTTCTCGACTAGGTCCTCGACGTCGTTCTCGCCGGTAGCGATGGGGACCCATAGCTCGCAGAGCACCTCGCCCGTGGCGCGAAACCGCTTGCTGGTGCCCATCGTCTGCTGGCTGTTATTGGACACGCCAACGTTGACCACGGCATACGTGGCCGACGGGTCCAGGGCAGAGTCGTTGCTGTGCACAACGGTCACCGATGAGCCGCTCAGCGTTAGCGTTCCAAACTTGCTGCGCACGTCATCGTTGACGGCTTCGAGGTAGGCAACCATCAGTACTTCTCGGGCCTCCTCTCTCGCGTGCGCTTCCAGATGTTCTCCTTCTGCGCGTCGATGAACTGGACCGCCTTCTTGAAGAAAAGCCTGTTCTGCGGGCTGTGCCCATCTTCAAGCCGCTTGATGTACGGGACGTTGTTCACGATGAACACGGCCTCATCAAGCCGCCGACTGGAGATGCGGAACTTCTGCATCTCGGCAGCCTGCTCAGCCTTGGACCTAAGCACCTCCAGCATCGGGCGTTTGCCGGTCGCCATCTGCCAGTTGTTCCTAGCGTAGCCCGTGTCTACCGGGGTGCCGTCGATGGCGGACTCGATGAACACCAGCCCGATGTTCGTGATGAACGACCCGATGTCCTTTTCCCAGTCGTCGTACATCTCCGACCACTTTAGATCGAAGTCAACGCTCACGACGCCGCCCCGATGTCAGACATCTCGCACAGGAATCCGGTGTCGGTTCCCGCCATGGTGTCCCTGCGGATGCCAGTGATGGAGAAGGTGCGACCGCCCACGGTAATCTTGTCGGTCAGCTGAGGCGTGACCGCCTGGCCTCCAGGTATGTAGATCTTGGCGGGCTTGCTGCTGCGCAGGCTGTTGGTCGCCAATCGCTGCGTGTTGTCGAAGACCACGCTGGCGAACAGCGACGTCGTGGTGCCTCCGCGTGTGTGGCTGACGGACTGCCCTAGCCGCTTGGCAACCGTGAGGTGCGCAGCCTGCAGCGATGTCCCGACGCCCACGGCCTAGCTCCTGTAGAGGGGGAAGCTGTTGCCGTATCCGCCGAGTATGCGGCGCATGATGCCCTCCGCGACTGCGTAGACCTTGATGGGGCTACGTGGTCCGGCGTAGGTGATCGACTCCGAGCCTCCTGGTCCGCTGATGCTGCGCGACATGATACGGCCGCTGTCGTCGGCAGAGAGGTCGGGGTAAAGGTCGTCGCCCGCTGCGCTCTGCAGCGCTAGGTAGGCTGTCGCTCTCTGCACCTCTACAGGCACGGCGTTGCTGTCCGCGAGGTATCCGTCCACGTCTTCCGAGTCCCACCTGGGCCAGTCAAGCGCTTGGTCCTCCGTCTTGCGATAGCCCAGGAAGCTGTCTGCGTATCGCATGTCGATCGCCCGCGTCGCGAACCGGATGTGCTTCTGCTTGTCAGCCGTGCTCGAAGACGACCACGTGCTGCTGTTGCCGAAGTTCTCGATGTACTGATCAGCAAAGGCTACCGAGCAGTAGGCGTTGGCGTCTGACAGCCCCGTACCGCTTTCTACTACGAACGTTGCTGCCATCTCGTCCTTTTCCCTCTGTTGCTTCTGCCAACGTCTACTGCCCGATAACTAGACCAGCCGAGCCAGTCAGCCCGGCCAGCCTTATGCATCACCGCTAGGCGTTGCGGTGCATGCGCACGGCGAGGTCTGCGTTGAGGACCTTCAGCCCGTAGAGCACGTCGATGGCGACGTGGACCTCCGAACTGTCGCCGACGTAGTACATCCGCGAGCGGAGGCTGTAGCCGGTCTTGTCGTCCGTCACGGTCGCGACCTGCGCGCCCATGTTGCGAGGAAGCTCATCGGGAAGCGCGCCGAACGCGATGGCTGCAAAGTTCTCGTGGAACGCCAGAGACTCGAAGTCGGTCGCGACGTCCTTGACCACGGTAACCGTTGCGCCGTCGGCCTCGGCCTGACGAAGGGCCGGGCTAATCGCAACCGTCATCGAGGATGCGTTCGTAACGTCCGCTGTGATGGCGTAGGTGTTTAGCGGATCGTCGCCGATGCGGATGATCGTGCCTTTCTTGGTGTCGCCTGACTCGCTGCCGCCCGCACCCGTGAGGGCCAGGGTGGTCGCGCCCTTGGTGGCTGCACCGTTGAGGGTCAGGCCGCCAGTGCTCTGCGCGCCCGACGCCGCCATGGTCGTCACCTGCGGATCGCCGATGAAGCGGAAGCCGAATCGCTGGCCAAGCTCGCCGGTCCGCTGGGCGTCAACGCCCATCTGGCCCGAGCCCTGGAACTGCGAGAAGGCCTGCAGGTCCATGAGGTCCGCTTCGTGGTCGGGGTGGACCACCGCGTGGGTCATGTCGTCACCCATGAAGCCGCCGAGCTTCTGAAGCGTCGCGCGAGCGTCGGTGATGTGCGAAACCGTCATCGAGCCCGCTGCAGGCACGGTAACGGCGTGCGGGATCTCAAGCGCCAGGGCGGTCGCGTTGGCGTTGATGTCACGCGCCAGAGCGTAGACCGCCGGACGGACGTGCTCCTGGATGACGCGCTCGCCGCTGTAGGCCAGTTCCTTGTCGTTCAACTTGAACTTGACCGTGCGCCAGTTGTCGAGCGTCAGCGAGACGCTGTCTGCCTCGATGTCTGACGCGGTGCCGGGAGCGGCCTGCGCCGAGAAGCTGGACGGGCGGCGGATGTTGATGGTGTCGCCCTTCGTGCGGCTGGCAGCGTAGTCGCTGTCGATGCCACGGAAGAGACGCCCACCCATCGCGAGCGACGTTTCCAGCGAGATGAGCGCCTCGGTAGCGAAGAACTCGGGATTATAGAAGCCTAGTGAGTTGGCCATGTGTCGGTGCTGCTAGTGATGATGTCCGGCGGTCATCACTGCACACGGGATGCCGCCCTTGGTTATGGGTCAGGTGTTCGGCATCCCTGCCGGGTCGCTCGCGATCCCTCGCGTGCGCCTTGCACGATCGTGGCCGAGGGCTCCCGCCTTCGGATCGTAGCGCGCTACTCGTAGTCGTACGGCTGGCCAGCCTCGATCGCGTTCTGCCGCATACGCTTCTTCTCTGAGAAGGAGGCGTCGCGCGGGATGACGACCTTGCCCTGGCTAACTTTCGGACCAGCGCCCAGCGACTCGGTGCCAGACCCAGCACGCTGCTGGGCAGGGTAAGCCGCCGGGAACTTGTCACGCAGTATATCGACCAACTCCTCCAGGTCCATGGGGGTAGTCGATCCAGGCTTGCGGCTGATCCTATGCGTCTTCCGATCGTCGTCCAACACGCGCGCAACGAACTGTCCGTCGATCTCGTCCACGCGGGTCATCGACTCGACGTGAGGCATGAGCAGGTCTGCGTTGGCTCCCGCCTTGCTTAGTGCGTTCAGCGCAGCGTTGGTGACCACGTGACGACGAAGCTCGGCTTCCAGGTGCTCGCGCCGCTGCTGGATCGCCTGCATCTCCTTGGAGTGCTTCTGCTCTAGCTGCGTCTTGAGGGCGTCGAACTGCTCCGCAGCCATCTCCTGCTGCGTCTTCTGCTGCGTCGCCTGCTGCGCCTGACGGCTCTCTAGCTCTAGGAGTCGCTGCACGCGCTCCGGCTCGATCAGGTTGCCCTCTGCGTCCTCGTAGGCCCTCAGCTTGCTGGTGCCCCGGCTGTGCTTCTCGCCTAGCTCGGCGATCTGCCGCTTAAGGCTGTCCACCTTGTCGATGCCGTAGCCGTGCGCGGGCTTGATGCTAGGGACGTAGACGTCGCCCTCCTGTCGGTAGAGCGGTCGGAACTGCTCCGGGATGGCTTCGAGGGAGTCGGCTGCCGCTGGCAGTTCTGGTGTGTCATCCATGTCGGCAGACTACACCAGGGCGTCGTCGCGGTGTCAAGATCGGCGGACCCTAGTCTCGCCAAGGGTTGACGGGCACGAGGACCTCGGTCTCTCCCTTCAGACCAGCGAACGAACCAAACGTCTGACCAGGGAAAACCGTGATGCTCTCGATCTGCCCGTACTCTTGCTCATTGAGGTTGGTAAACCCCTCTGCGATTGACGACTCCATGCTGTAGCTGGCAAACGTGTCGGCAGGTGTCTGGTTGAAGCCTCCACCTCTGTAGAGCGTGATGGGCGTCTGCATGAACTCGTCCATCGTCATCTCAGCATCGCCCGCCTCCCTGGCTAGCTTGTTCCGGTTGCGCAGCATCAACGTAAGACCAGCGTCCCTCAACTCTTGGTCGCGGTGGACCACCTCCGTCCAAGGCATCTTGGCTGATGGGTTGGCAGCGCCATACCACTCCCGGCGCAACGCGCGGGGCAGCCGCCTGTTGACGACCTCCTCCGCCTGTCGCACGTCCATCTGGGTAGCGGGCCTGTAGTCCTTGGTCAGATCAGCGCGTGGCAGCGTGGCATGAGGAAGCCGGAACCCCTTGGACTTGGTGAACGTCTTGCGCGAGGCCTTACCAGTGCGGTCAACGACGCGCACGTTCACGGCCAAGCTGTCGCCCAGGTCTCGCACTTGCGCCACACGCGCTAGCTTGCCGTATCCTGGGGTGGCTGTACCGAGGGGGAAGACGTCACCGGCTTGCAGGTCGCCGAAGCGTGTGCCCCCTCCAGGGCGCGCCTTCTGGAAGGCTGGGCCGACGTCGGTATAGCTGCGCTCCATGCGCAGCAGCGCCTTCATGCGTTGGTCGGTGCCGCCCTTGACCAAGCCCCTCTGCTCTAGGCCTGCGATGTCGGTCTTGCGGACTGAGGCGAAGATGCGGCTGCGCTCGCCCATGGCTACCTCGTCCGCGAGCCCCGCGATCTGCGACCGGGTGTTGGTGTTGATGAGACCCAGAGAGGTCAGATCCAGACGCGGCGCAACGGTGTTGCCCTCGGTGTCCTGCTTGAGGATGTCGGTGCCGGTGCCGCGACCGGGGGCCCCGCCCTGCTTGGCGACCAGAGCGCGGACCATCTCCTGGTCTAGCTCTACGAGAAAGCGGTCGTCCTTCTCGTCGTTGCGGGCCATGACATAGCCCGCCTTCTTCGCGCCCACCCGGCCCTTCGTCTTGCTCTCTAGCTTCACAAGGTCGTCATAGTCAAGCGGCGTTAGGTCGCGCTGCTTAATGAACTTCTCAAGCGGGATCGTGCCGCGCCTGAATATCTGCGCCTTGCGCTTGCCGAGCACAGCGTCCTGGAACTCTGCGCCCTGTTCTCGCATCCATTCGTCGTAACTGCGGGCGTCCGTCGGACCGTCTGCGCTGGCCCGCTGCGGGCGCTTGACTCCTGGGGGCAGAAGGTCGCTCGTGTCCGGCACGATGGCGCTTCTGCAGTTCGGGTGCAGCGGAGGCATGGGGCCCTCGCCGAACTTGAAGACCTGCCCGTCGAGGCTTCGGCACTGCGGACTGGTGCGCCCATCGAGCGTGGCCACAAACCTGTAGTGCGTGACGCCGTTCTCCTCCAGCGTCTTGGCTCGCACCTTGTTGCTGATGTGCGTGACGGCAGTGCGCGCTACCGCCGCGACCGCGTTCTTGGCCTTGCCGAACGCCACGCCGTCGTCGCGCTCGATGTCGTCGATAATGGTGTCCAGGTTCTCACCAAGCACGAGCCCGCGCGTCACGTGCCTCTGGATGCGCTTGGCGGTGTCGTCTGCCACGTCCCGATACCAGTCGTCGAGCGGGCGGTCGAACACGGGCTCTGCGACCGTCTTCTTGGCCACGCTGGCCGGGAGGATGCGCGCGCTCTGGTCGAGCACTTCGTCGAACTCGCCGACCAAGTCTGCAACAAACCCCGACTCGTCTGTGGCCATGCGTTCAAGCGCGCCCTCGAGGTCTGACAACGATCCGCCGAGTAGGCGCTTGATGATGCGGGACAGGTCGTTGAGGGCTGAGCGGGCCTGCTGCACGCTGATGGTGTCGCCTGCTCGCTTTAGCTTCTGCTTGACCATGCTAACAACGCGCGGGATGACGTCTTGCTGCAGGCGCTGCACGAGTCGTGCCGCCTCCGCCTCGCCGAACCTGTCGAGCAGCGCGCTATGGCTAGTGAGTGCATGCGAGACGCTGTCCCGCAACATGCCCTCGGCGATGAGCTTTTCCTGGAGCTTGTTGGCCTTCAGAGCCTTTCGAGCAGCCACCGGTCTACTCCGTCGCCATCGCGTCTCGGTCTAGCTCGTTCATGTCCCCCGCATTGGGGTCGTCGTCCAGGTCCGGAACGCCATCGCCAAAGGCTTCGGGCGGAGGCGTCGGCACGGGCGCACGCGGCAAGTTAAGCTGCTCGTCCTCCAGGCGACGCTCCTCCTCCTCAACCGTGACCATGTCAGACAGGAAGCCTCGGCGCTGCAGTTCCTCGTAGTAGCTCTGGCGCGACAGGTCTTGGTTGGCGCGCATCTGGTGCAGCTGTCCGACGTCAGCGTCGCCGCGCAGGCCGACGACGAAGTCCGAGAACACCTGCGGGCGGAAGTCGTCAGGCACCTCCAGGTTACGCCACTGCCCTGCGTGTCGAGTGAGGTGCAGCAGCGCCTCGTTCATGTCCTGCGTCCACGCGCCAATCTGAGACTCCTGGCGGCGCTCCCCGACCACGGCGGTGGTTGCCCGCATGTCGCCGCTTGGCGCTCGGCTGATGACGTCGTGCGCAACCATCTGCATCCGGGCCTCGATGCGGTCGATGTCAGCCATGCCCATGTTGAGGGCGCTGCCGCTGTGCTCGACGACCTGGAGCGTGGCGTTGGGGTTCTCGGACCCCACGAAGCGGTGCGCTCCGATGGTCAGGCCCTTCTGTAGCTCAGCCTTGCTCCAGCCCTTCGCGAACCACACGCCCACGCGTGCGAACTGCAGCAGGTCCTTCTGCTCGCTGTCGCTCTGGTAGTGCTGCACGTTCAAGTGTGCGAGGTGCTCAAACGGTGGCTTTCCTAGCATGGGCGCGGTCTGCTGCCCGTAGAACGTGACCAGCGGAATCTCGGGATAGTCAAAGACGCCGACCTCGGTCATGACCCAGGTCTGGTCCGCCTCGTTCTTGCCCATGAGCGTCCACCGCTGCCACTCTCCGGGCCCCTCGCTTTCCGGATCGACGTTGATGACCTTAACGGTGGTTTGCTCCTTCTCGCCGTAGGTGCCGCTGTCCACGACGCGATGCTCGAAGAAACGTATCTGCGTTAGCTGCATGCCGTGCGCGTCGCTGCGCGTGAACCTCCATCCAAACAGGTCCGTCGGCTTGATGAGGTGAGCGCGCGGCATCACGCCAAGCTCGCGCTCCTCCTCCAGGTTGGACGCCATGGTGGACGGGCTATCGACAAGGGCGTGGCAGAGGCCGTAGTGCAGCCCCATCATGAACCATCGACGGGCGAACCCCGTCATATCGTGACCCTGCTGGTCTGTGCGCAGCCAGAACTGCTCCAGGTCTGTCGGCAGCGTGCCGGTGTAGGTCACCGGCTTGCTAAACGGGCGAGAGACCGCTAGCTCCAGGGCAGAGCGGTAGGCGGGCATGAGCACCGAGCGCTTAAGGCGCTTGCGATACTTGGTGATCGACTCTTTCTCGTGGCGAGGCAGGTACTGCTCCTGCTTATCACGGATGGCAAGCGTGCCGTCGAGCAGGGTGTCCACGAGTGCCCAGCGCATACCCATGTCTGGCCATCCTGGGCTGGGTGAGACGACTGGGTGTTGGGCCTTTTGGTAGCGGATCAGCTGAGCCATGCCACTACTCTGCCACAATCGCAGGCTCGGCGTCTAGCCTCGACGACAAGCGTCTGACGGACGTCGCCTATGTTGTGTCGGAACTGCGGCAGCGGATCTCTGCCAGCCACTCCGTGCAGAGAAGCTCGGACGCGGTGATGTAGTGCGGCGGGTCCAGGTCATCGACTAGGTCGTGGCCCGGCCCGCCCATGTCTCGCATCTGCTTGCGGTCGTACAGCGTCTCGACCAGAAACGGGCGCAGGTGCTCAGGGCGCACCGCCTCCTTGCATCGCAGGATCAGGACCTCCTCGGCCCCTGGTGGGCAAGCCTTGCTCTCGTGCGCTGCGCGATACGCCTCCCCCATCGTCGCGCCGCAAACGAACATACCGCCCATCCAGTCGGGGCCGCTGAAGCTGCACCACCACACGCGCATGGCTGCACAGCGTAGCGCGCAAGCTAGCCTCGTCCTAGCCGAGCGGAGGCATCAGACGCCACACGGCAAACCTGGGCGGCGTAAAGCCTCTGAGCAGGCACTGCTTGGCCGCAGCGAGCCTGTGCACCCCGTCGATAACCACGAGCCCCCAACTATCAATGGTCACAGGCGTAGGCTCGCCCACCCACTGGTCTGCAGCCATAGCGTCGGCGAGCTTGCGCACGCGGTCGTCGTCTATGTCCCTGCTATGCCCAACCAACAGCCTGTCGATGTCCTCAACGGTCAGGCTTTCGATCCGGTCTAGCTGTCGGCTCACTGCGGCTCTTCGTTCGCAAGGGCCTCGCGTCGCTGCACCTCTTGGAGGACTGAGCGGATGTGGTAGGTCGCCTGCAGTAGCTCAACGATCATGGTGGGCGGTATCTCGCCGACCATGTTGTGCATCCACTCCATCTCAGAGCCATGGCCCTCCGCCTCTGCCATGCTCATGAATGCGGCGGTGAGGCCGCCCGCACGGGCGATGCGAGCGACAGAGTTGGCGAGGTGGTCGTTGAGTTCCTTATCGTCGCACGCTTGCCAGAACGAGGTCATGAAGGGGACGACCTCCTCGATGCGTGCTTCCAGCGTATCGCAGAGCGCCTGCACCTCTTCATCGTGCTTGCGCTGCCCCTCTTGCGACTTGGCCATGTGTTCCTTGTCCTTGCTCAGGCGGTCGCGCATCTGTTGGATTTGGTCCACCGTTCCGTCTGCTTTGTTCTTGTCCATGCGTTAAGCATAACGCGAGCGCGGTCGATGTCCAAGCCTTGCCCGCTTACATGTCCGCGACTACGCAGGCATCTCTACGAAGTCGCCGCCAGACATTGCGCTGGTGACCGGGAACATAAACGCGATGGGGTAGCCCATGGCATCGAGCACGTGCGACAGCGACTTGCCGCTGGGCTTGTTCTCGATGTCGTAGGTCATCTGACTAACCGCTCGACGCAGGCGCGTGCAGCGTGGGCCGATGGTGATGGCGTTGCGTCGCATGAGGTCGTTGACCGCCGCATACCGGTCCCGCCTGGGCCAAGGCGAGTAGGGCGCGTGAACCATGAAGCCCGCATCCTCTAGGAGCACGAAGTCGTTGCCGCTGCGGCTGCTTGTCTTGCGGGCGCGGCCGGTGGGGTCTGGGTAGACGTCCGAGACCATGGGCCAGCACCGACGGATCTCCTCGCATGCGTCGATGGTGTCGGCGTTCGGTAGCTCGCGCTCGTCGTGGATGTAGACCCCCGAGCCCGTGCGGTAGCCCAGGACGAAGGCCATGGGGTTTACGTTGAAGTCCATGCCCACGAAGGGCTCGCCGCCCTCTGGCGGGGTGTCGTCGTCCGTGAGGTGGTGCTCCGGGTCGAACCGGGAGTAGATCAGGCCCTCCGCCGTGCTGACGAACTTGCCGTGGACGAAGGCCTCGACCATCTTCTCGGTATAGCCCTTGCTCAACCTCTCGGCGTAGTCAGACGGTAGCGCGCGGTTGTCGAAGGTGCTGGCGCGCACAAGGCCAACGTCGAACTGCTTGCCAAGCTCCCCCTCGGCGAGGTCAAAGCCCCAGTTCAGCTGTTCCGGGGTTCCGCCCAGCCCGATCTCCAGCAGCTTGGCCTCTGGATGTCTGCACCTTGCTGCGACTTGCTCCAGCACTGCCACGTCCTGGATAAACGGCTCGTCGATGTACGCGCAGGCGATGTTGCTGCCCTTGAGGCGGGCGGGGTCGTCTCCGTTGCGCACGAGCAGCCTGCCCTCCTGGCTGTGGTCGCGGATCTGGAAGTTAAACTCCGACTTGTTCCACGTGTAGCTGAAGGCCTGCCCCAGTAGCTCGCGCTTGCCGTCGAGGAGCTCTAGCAACGTCTCAACGATGGTGTCGCGCGCCATGCGGTAGGTGGGGCTCACGATGAGGCTGGGCACTGGCGCGTTCATCAGGCAGGTGGATATGGCCCGCTTGCACAGCAGTTGCGACTTGCCGCTGCCGTAGCCGCCGACCAGGAGCTTGACGAAGTTCGGAAGCTCCCACCACTCGCGCTGATGCCGCCACATGCCTCCCGTCACGATGCGCCCGCCGTCCATCTCGGGGTCGTCCATGCGCCAGAACGGCGTGCCGTCTGACGCCGTCATGCTCAGACCACCTCGAAGCGCGGGGTGGGGAACTCGCGGACGATCTTGCCGTCTAGCTCGATGCCCATCTCGGTGCGGATGCCAGCGCTCTGCTTGTGAAAGAACGCGACCCCCTCCTCGCCGCACTTGCGGTGCATGGAGCGCGCCCAGTCCTTGTCCTCTGCCCGATAGCCGGGGCCGCTCTCTCCCCCGTAGATCACCCAGTCGATGCCCGTCAGGTCCAG